TCTGGACAGAACTAGTTAGCCCCTTAACATAAGATAATTCAGTTAAGCTAGGATATGTAGCCGTTGTTAGAGTTTGTAGTTTCTTAGCACCATCAGTAGCTACTATCTGAGTAGCTGTAAGCCCTGTTGAAGTTACCCCCGCAAACGTAGGACTAGCCCCCGTATGTATATCCTGTGGCAAACTCAGCGTAGGGTTACCACTAACCCCATCGCCATTCGTAACGGTGATTTGATTGGTCGTGCCTGTGATAGTGCGTTGGGTAAACTTGCCGTTGAGCGCCGTCTGCGTGGCGGTGCTAATAGGCTTATTTATGTCAGAAGTATTATCTACATTACTTAAGCCTACTTGTGTTTTGGTGACTGAGTGAGGGTTGGAGGTATTCGCTATATGTGTGTCTATTTGAGCATGAGTGTTCGTACCGATATTGGATAGAAGTGTGTGATCGGAAGGAGCATCAGAGCCAGGATCACCTTGTATTCCCTGTGGTCCATGAGGTCCTTGAACTGGACCAAGCAATGTTATCGGAGTACTTGTCGACGTAAATGTAATCTGTTGTACAGGTTGTGGAGTAAATTGAAAGCTAGGCATAGCTAACTCCTCAAACCGACTGCAGGTTTAATTACTAAAGTCTCTGGTTTATATATGATAACAACACCGCTTGCAGTTTTAACTTGGACATCACAGACATACTCACCAGGTGTTATATCTGTTACTGAGCTACTCAATGTTAACTGTGTGATTCCAGCAGCAGCATCTGTATGAGATGTAATGTCCTGTGCGATAACTGCAGCACCATCGGTTACATCACTGTCATAATCAGGTTTCGCAGTAAAGTAAACTGTTGCACCAGTTAAATCCATACCTAGTGGCAACGGCTCGTCGTATGTTGCACCTCTGAAGATTGTTAGTTTAGCCATTTCATTTTTCCTTTTTTATGTTTTATTGACCTTGATACTGAGCAAGTACCTGTTGGACCATCGGATTTAATGGTGGAGCAACAGGAGCTTGTGGCATCGGTTGTGGTACTGGCATTTGTTCTGGCATAGGCTGTTGCATCTGTGGTTGCATACCGCCTTGTGCTATCTGTTCTGGTGGCATAGCAGCAGCTTGAGCCAACATAGCAGGATCTACACCACCTTGAGGTGCAGCTTCTTCTTCAGGTTGCTCAGCTTCAGGCATCTCTGTAAAGAATTCTTCCATACCTTCAATATCAGCAAGCGAGCCATATTTCGCAAAGATTTTGTCCCAGTCTGGAACACGACCAGTAAGTTCTTTGTACTGATCAAGAGCATTTGGCATCTTACCCATAAAGTTCAAGAAGTCGAGCATAGCAGATAGTTGTGCTTCTTTGGTCTTTTTAACAGTAGAGTTAGGGATCAATTCAAACTTGTACTCAAGTCCCTTGAAGGCTTTTGGATCTATCGTGAGTCGAGCCTGTTCACCGCTTTCAGACTTACGAATAGTCGCTATACCATTCTTATTAGTCGTTTTAAACATGTCAGCGAGGTCTTCGTGTCCAGCCTTGAGAATGTCGCCAATCTCAGATGCAAACATATCAAGTGGGATCTTGTTCTCAATAATAGGGATAAGAGAAAGCATACCGTCGATCAGTTCTTTTTCAGCTTGTTCGAGCAGTTCTCGGTCTTGGTTATCTCTAGTAGACTCACGCTGTTGCATCATCTTGAGTGCTTCAGGTGTCTTACCGAAGCCAGGGTCAGATGCACTTTCTTTATTAGCACGTGTGTCTGTTGTACCTGCAATAGACTGCAATGAGCCTTTTGTCTCACCTTTGGCGTTCTGGTAGGTAGATAGCCCAGCAGTTGAAGTCTCAAGTCGCTTAATGTCGTTGACGTTACCGTTCACTTCCCATATAGAGCCTGGTTCTTGGCTCATGGTGTGGCGGATAATCGTCTGTGCATTGGCTACAGTTGGTGGGAACAAGTTGATCTTGATACCTTCAAAGTAGAAGTTAGTCAAACCATCGTTTGCAAACTGCATTGGCATAGAGCGTTGGAAGTCACCAACATTGTAGAATGAGTCGAATGACGGAATACAAGGCTTGATAACAAAAGGAATACGCCCATTTTTGTGTGGGTTCTTAATGTTACGGATAACGCGGTAGCCATGATTAGGTAGGAATGAGATCCAGCGTCCCTTCTTACCAGCTTCGTAACGTGTCGCAATAATAATCTGCTTCGGGTCTGAAGTCTTTTCTTTCTGACCAAGTGTTTGTTGTGACTGATCAAACTCATCGTGTGCTTCTTTTAATGAGTCTTTAATCTCACGAATCACATTGAATTTCCAGCCAGAGATCTTATTAAGTGTCTTGTCTTCACTTTCTTCATCAAGAATGTCATCAAAGAATGAGTATGACTTTACCGCTAGGGCGTGTACATAGTCCATATCAGAGACAGAAAAGAAACCATCTTGAGGGATAAACATGCGAGGATTCCACAACCAGCAGTCAGGACCAAAGTAGCCTGAAGGAGTCATATTAAGATCGTAGTACATAGGCATATAACCATACTGTGACGATCCGTACTGCCAGAGGAACATCTTTGTCTTGAATGGTCGCTGTGCGTTTGCGTTCGGGTAGATCCACTTCTGACGAAGTATGTCCATAAACAGCCCCTTACCCTTGTCCTTTTGACCAAATGCTTGCACTTCACCTTCAGGGAGTTGTCCAGCAACACGCGCTGCACGCTCAAGGTAGATTGTAGCAGTCATGTTATCTGTTATACCGCTAGTTGTTTCTCTTGAAACACTGTCGTATGTTTTACCCATGTGCATAGCTTCGTATGCATCAAAGTCAGTAATACTGTCGTCATGCGCGTCTTTGTCGTGCGAGTAGTCCTTATAGAGTGATTGCTCGAAGTCACCTAGCGTCTTCGGGTCAAACTTTTCTTTTTCTGCCATGTTATTCCTTTTCTTTTTTTATCTTCGGGGTTATCTATCATAATTATATGCTATTATATTCCGAATTGGTTGAATTTAGGCTTAGGGGGTAACGCGCCAGCTTGTTTCACTAAACCAAATTTGAGGTATAGCGCTAAATAGCGTAAACCGTCACAATTCGATACAAGCACACCATTAGCAAAGTACATCCCGTTCTCACTTGCGAGGTTGTATACCTCTGCGTCTCCTGAGGGCTGTTGCTTTGCACGTTCCTCCACAGTACTTAGTTCTAGTTGGGAAAGGGGTGTCAAACTCTTTTCCGCAACTAAGACATTGTATAGCTTGTAGAGTTCGTTTAGCCCACAATTCTTTAGAGTGTTTACTATGCCATTCTCGTCCTGCTGGACTTTTATGCCACAAAGTAGCATACTGCCTAGCATTTTCGATAGACTGTTTGCCAAGCTCGGACTTGTGATCGTGGTGAATACGGTAATGTTCTGATTTACTAACAAGTTCAAGGCTTCCAATTGAGTTGTCATCGTATCCATTTGTGTGATGGACTTCATATCCTGCTGGAACTTCTCCATTATAGAATTGCCATACATCTTTATGCAGAGTTCCAGTTTTGCCTCCAAACTCCTTGTAAGCAGACCGTTGATAATATAATCGGTGACTTCTCTTCTTTGATTGAGGATACCTGCGATAAGGTATTCCATTGAAGTAAATTGTTTCAGATTTTCTTTCCATATAACATCAGTATAACGCAATTCATCAGACTGGACAACACCACGATTTGTAGGTACTTTATGAGCAAACGTCGAAGTATATAAATCTGATTTAAATACTGGTTTTATGCCTGTCATCTTGTTTGCTAATACCCTAGAGTTGCCAAGTGGGGTGACAAGCACATCTTCACTCGTTAAGTCCTGGATAGCTTTCTTACCAGTAGTAGTACTAATCATGGTGTTTTCTACAAAGCAGTGGTCATCATGCATTTTAATAGGTGCGTCTGTTGCAGGTCGGTCTTTCTTCACTTCGCGGTATCGGTAGTTCTCTAGCTGGAATATCGTCTTTGCACAGTTACTTGTCACAAATACGTCTGGTTCAGGGCTTCCTAATAACTGTAATTTCGGCATGAGCTTCGTTCCTAACAGGGTAATACCAGCAGCGACAGAGCCTTGACGCTTCGGTGCGCCAGTAATAGGGAAGAACATCTGCTTCTTACTTGCTTCTACTTTTGCAGCATCAATCAGATCTGGTCGTGCAGAGTCAGCGACAATCTGTTGAATACGTTTTTCTGACGTTTTAAGCTGTATCATCTCGATAATGTCATCAATTCTGATCTGTAAGCCATGAATTTCGTCTGTTATAAACCATCTACCATGATTGTCAATATGAATGAAGTTTATCGCTGTCGGGTGTCCTTCTACCCAGCCAAAGTCCCACGTTATATAGAGTGTTCCGTCCTCTGGTATTCTCTTGTCGTTCGGACTAATAACGTGGATATTACGGTCAAACATAGGGTAGACAGAGCCTGCAGCAGTCCTAAATTGGAGTTCCACCTCTTGCATATATGTATCAAGTTGTCCTGTCTCCTCGGCTTCCTCACGCTGTTCTGCCATGTATTCTGCATCAACAACAGGGTTATCTCGCCAAGTCGCTTCAAGGTAGAACCATGTTTTCTTTTCACCTTCTTCAAGCGTCTTTCGGTACTTCTCTTTGGCATACTCAAGACGGTCATACCAGTGGTTAAATCCACGTGCTGTACCCATAAAACACGCCCAACCCTTAGTTGTAGTGAAGTAGTGTCGGTAGACTGTCTCCCAGTTCTGAGGGTCTTGGTCCTGATACTCATCAAAGATCATTCCATCAGCTTTACGACCTGTATGGTCAAATGCGTAGTCAGATCCTAGAAGTTGGATTGTGCTAGGGGGCTGTGATGTATCGTGAATAATTGCTTGCCAGCCAATCCCAGGGAAGTAAAACGCACCCTTAATGTACTTAAATGTGATAATCAGTTCCGTCGAGTTTGTCGTGTCAATCAGGTCCTTCGGAATTGCATGAAGGTACTGTCGCCACATTACATCTTTAGCGTGTTTATGAGTACGAAAGACAATAAAATACTGTCCCTGCTTGAGACAAGCCGCCATTTCAAGGTGTTTGACTGACCACAGTGATTTACCAACCTGCCTACCCCAAAACAGGGTAGCTCGCTTGTAGCCATCAACTAAGAAGGCTTTATGAGCTTCCGCCTGTTTCAAGTGCGGCAAATAATTTGCAACAGTCGGAACAATATCGTGTCTGTCAGCTTCAACCCCTGCTACTGCTTCAGCAACAGTTTCAGCCACAGCTAAATCCTGACTTCGCTCGATATAGTTGCAGACTTTGCTTCAGCAGAGCCTTTATCAATAAGTGACTCAGTGTCAAACATTTCTACTACTTTACCGTCAATCACCATAGGTCGTGACTGCGTAGCGTATGAACGGACAGTTGGTGGAGTAAATAGGTCGAGTAGCCACTGACGAATACGGTAGTAGCGCATCTCGCTCATCATGTCCTGGAAACTCTCAAACTTATCAGTCATACCAAGCTTGTCAGCAGCAGCACGTGCAACTACTTCATCTTCGTGCATGATCTGGCGGTTCACAAGTGCCATCTGACCTGTCTCAGTTATACCGTCTTCAGCAAATACGCGTCGGAATAGACGAATCGTAAAGCGTGGTTCAGCGTAGGTA